CTTCGACGCGTAAAATGCCAAACCCTTGCGTCCAGTTAGCAGTGCCCTTTGTGTATTTTGCAGCTGAAAAACGCATGAGGTTGCCAACTTCCATGCCCCACAATGTCCGACCCATTTTGTAGCCGCTTGACTCTGTAAATGTGCTTATGCCCAAACGGTGTGTGTGACCCTGTACGACCGATTTGCCATGCAACCTAGCTGCACGTAAGGCAGATGCACCAGCGTTGGGTGTAGTGCCCTGCTCGTCGCCATGTATGGCTATCCAGTTCGTGCCTTCGATCGCATAAGGCTTACGGTAAAAATCAATTCCCAGCTCGTCCAGCTTCATAAAATTTTCATAGCGCAGCTCTGGCGCACCTAATAAAGCTGGCAACCGCGTTGCTATGCTGTTAAATAATCGATCTGTGTGGTTACTTCGCACCATGCTTGCTTTTGGGACATAACGCGTTAACTCCCACAACAGCTCTACGCACCTGTCACGGTCTTTGCCTATCGTCGGCTCATGCTCCTCAGACAAACCACGCGACCATTTGCTGATTGTATTGAAATCTATTTCGTCGCCAATTGTAATTACTTCGTCAGGCTTAAAACGCTTGATAAATGCTGCTAAATTCTTTGTTGCTTTTACGTCCTCGTAAGGTACTTGTAAATCACTTACGACGACGATCTTGCGCATTAGTCCTCGTCCTCGTCGTCATAATCGATCGAGCCAATTTTGTTTGGGTCGACTGGCTCGGGTAACAGCCAGCCAGGGTAACTGTCGCGATCGCTCAAAATGCCAAGTGCAATCTCAACGCTAAAACCAGCCTTACGCAATGCTTTGTAATACTCATTGAGTGCAATGGCATACATTTCAAGCGCAGAATAGTTATCCTCTTTGACGGTAACTACGCGCTTGCGTGTTTGACGTTTGGCTGCCATAGCATAAGTGTAAAGGCTAGTCAATCATTTTCTGCACTAGCCACTCAAGTCTGTCCTCAATGCGGTTGACTTGATCTTTAAGGCTTGCGCCGCCGTTAGGCGAAAATTCACGCATGATCGCGCTGACCATAACGCGGACAGCACCGTAGACAGCAGCGACAAGCGAAATGACAACGCCTGCCACTGCTGCCCACTCGTTTGTTGTCATTCCCCAGTGACCCCAAAGCTCTTATCTTTAGGATTTATGGCGCGCAAAAAGACGGGCGCAATCGCTGCAATACCTGCATGCAGCAAAACCTTTGGGTCGGTTACGCCTGCCATGTATAAAGCAAGAATTGCCGCTATGAACGATCGAGCATAGCTGGCGGCAGCTGATTGGATTTTGGCTTTATCCATTTTTTTGTCTCCTTTTTTGGTTTTACTACTTTTGTGGGCAAATCAATTTTTGGGTATTCACCTTTGTAGGGTACAAATTTTGGTACGCCAAAACCGACAATGTCACGTTTTAATGAACGTTGCTTGACCATAACCATGCCGCCATTGCGCTGATCGCCTGTGCCGCTGGTGTTGCCTTCAATGCAAGTTACAACGTCACTGCCATGCTCGAAATCAATAACAATGCCAATGTGTGAAATACGGTCAACGCCGTCGTGTGGAAAATCCATAAAAGCCAATGCGCCTAGACTTGGCAAATTTGACCAACGGTTTGTTTCTTTAAATTTATGTGCGCCAATTGCAGTGCTTACGACTGAATGAATCTTGACGCCTGCCTGTGCTGCACACCAATTGACAAAACTGCCACACCAGGGCAACCCGTCTGCTTTTGTAAACTTACCGTATTTGGTCAGGTTGTCGCCTTCTTCAATTGTGCCGACTTCAGCTGCTGCAACTTCAATTAAGCGAGCATTTGTGCCGTCAGGATAATTCACGAAAGTAACAATTTCGCTTCGTCGTCGGTAATGCCTAGTCGTGCAAGCAATGCAGCCTTTTTAGCAGCTTTTGCTGCTGCATCATTTGTTCGTGCTTGTGCTGCTGCATCATCTGCTGCCAGTTGTGCTAATTCCTGAGCGTTCATTTCGCGTTCGGTTATTTCGCCTGTTTCGGCATTATGGATTTTAATCATAGGCTTTGCCATTTAATTTACTCCGTAAATGTAGTAAGTACCTGTTAAAGTGTTTGTAGATTCTGCTTTGATCGAAACTGATGTGATTGCTGTTGTTGCCTTATAACCGCCACCGCCATCAAAACTTGTAACAATTGGCGATGAAATTGGGTGCAATCCAACCGAGTTCCAATTTGCTACCTTGTAAGTCGCAGAAGATGCATAGTTATAAACTGTTGTCATAATTTGTACTTCTGTAGCTGTTGAATTAAGTGTAGGTAAAACCAATAAACCAGTATCACCAAGGCCTGATGAGCTTACTGTACCGCTTTTGCTATTTGTATAAGAATACAAATAATTGGAAGCAGAATCTGAATTAAATCTAATGTAAATGCCACCATCGGCGTTTGTTACAACATCGTCAAGTCTGATGACAAGGTCTTTGTAACTGCCAGAAATGCCGGAAATTGTTGTAATGTTTGTTGAAAGAGATCCGGTAGCAAGTTCAGTCATGCCACCAGCAACGGGCGTGACCCATGCGGGCACACCTGCCGCGATACCTACAACCTGTCCGGATGTGCCAATGCCTAAACGAGCTGGTGTTGATCCACTTGATGAATAAATCATGTCACCTGTTGTGGTCATTGGGTTTGTCATGCCAGCTGAATCAGCTGCCCATACAAAATCCATGTCGGTATTGGTGTTTTTCTTTAACACCTGCCCGGTTGTGCCGCCTTTGAGATCCATCAAAGCTGTATCAACAGCCTGACCAAATACCTCAAAATCGGCTGGTAAGTCTGTAACTAAATCACTTGACGTAGGCATTTGCCAGCCAAAGTTTGTTGTAGGATTTGCCATTTGTTCCCCTTTTCTAAGCCACTATTGTGGCATTTGCCCAGTCTAAAGTCGGCGACACGCTTGCCCATGTTTCCGTGATCGGCACGTCATTCCAACGCATTGCCTGCAATGAGTAAGCAAGCGGCGACAATAGCAATGTCACCGAAAGTTGGTTGTATGAAGCTTTGAACGACCAGCCTTCAACAAAGCCTTGAAACGTACCTGAGTTCATGTTTAATGGCAGGTTTTCCAGGGCAATTGCTTCACCCATAAAAATGCTGATGAGGTTGTCACGGTCGGCATTGTCGATTTCTGGGTTTGTTAAGTCAAAAGTAATTTCGCTAAAGATTGGCTCAGGGTTGGCACGCAATGACAAATAAAACGCAGCTTGTGCATTAGCGTCAGCTGCGTCGTGCAGTGTTGTTGTAATAACTTGACCCAGATTGCCATACGTGGCAATTGACACTGGATCGCTGTCTGAAACGTCGTTTTGGCTGGTTGTGCCATACTTAATCGTAATTGCATTGCGAACATCACCAACGCGGGTTTCAATGCGTAAGCCTGCTGCGCGAGCATGGTTTGCGTCAAGATCGACGTATCCGTTAGCTGCTAGGTATTGCGTACGGTGAGTTGAATCGGCATAACCAATGCGACCTTGTGCGTCTTCGTAAAGATACCCAAGCCCTGACGTGGCCAATGCTGCCACTAGCGAATAAACGTCAATTGGGTCTTGACCGCCACCACGTGCAGATAGGTCGTAATTGCCTGGACGATCGATTTCACCTAATCCGTTGTTTTCGGCATTTGCCCACGTTATTGTCGGATCGTAGTTTGCCCAAGTTTCTGCGCCAGGTACTTGCGCCCAAGTGTTAAACAACACTGTTTGTAAAACCTCAAAAATTTGATCGCCGTCAAAATCGCGAGCAAGTGAGTCCGTAAAGATAACTTTTGGCAAACGTGCCAGTGCGCCCAATGCCGTAATCGAATAAGTCTGCGTGAACATTGTTGAACCTACGTCACGGACTTCTAGCCCAATGTCCACGACGTTGCCGCCAAAAATCGGCACAAAAGTGTTTGACGTATTTTTAACCGAAACGCCAATGGTTGAATTTATTGAAACTGGGATTGCAGTTTGATTGACGTCTATCAGCTGAAGATTGACATAACCTGCCTGCGCCTGCTCGTAAATGTTTGTCCGACCGCTGCGAATAACAAGATTGGCCAAAATTGCGTCAGTGTATTCAACGCCGTCGATCTCTACCAGCCAAACTGGTGTCCACTGGGTCATGCGATTTGCAGGTTAGATGCGCCGCCTGTGCCGCGATAGAAGCTGTTATTTAATGTGTCAACAATTGTGCGCGCTGTGCCCTCTTTGTCAAATGCGCCTGTGACTGTAAGGTTAATTGTTGTGCCCATGGTTTCGGCTTCGGCTTTTCTAAAACTGCCAACGTTAAAATTTGAGATGCCTGCACTAGCTGTTGCCGCACTAGCTGCGACGCTGGCAGCCTTTGTCACGCCACCCACACTGCCGCCGCCTGTTGTGCCTGTCGCACTTGGTGTTGCAATTGTTGGTATTGACGGCACGCTTGTTGCGACCGTTGGTGTCTTAATCGTGGGCACACTTACGGTCGGTGTTGAAATCTTGCTTACGTTTGGCAAAAATGGAATAGCGTTGTAGGCAGAAATTAGGGCGTTGATTCCAGCGACTGCACCAGAAATTAAGCCGTTAAGTATTTTGACAACGCCTGCAATGACGTCAATGACACCAGCTGCGATCTTGCCTGCAACCTGTAAAGCACCACCCAAAACTGTGCCAATGATCGGTGCAAGATACTTTGCAATGTAACCGCCAAATTCCTGGAAGGTTGCAAGGTTGTCGCCGATTGCGTCGCGGACATAACCAAACGCTTTGACCAAACCGTTGATGATTGGTGTGAATGTATTTTTCAAAATGTTGCCCACATTGCTGACAACGCCACCCAAATTGCCTTCAGTATTTGAAAACGCTTCGGTGAACTTCTGAACCAGTGGAATGATCTTTTCCGAAAACGCGGTTGCCAATTCAAGGACAATTGGAAGCAACGCCGTGCCAATGGTTGTTTTTGCATTTTCCAGTTGTGCAGTCAGGATTCTAGTTTTGTTGGCTAAACCGTCCGACGTACGTTCGAAGTCGCCCTGGGCTGCGCCCGTTTGTTTGTAGATCAATGCCTGCGCAGCTAGAACCTTTTGCTGCGGTGTAAGCGCGTTTTTGGTTGTGCTAATGATTCCCAATTCCAACGCCTGTTGACGCAATGAAGCGTCGTCAAGCAAAACACCGTAGGCGCGCAGCGGTTCGGCTTCACCGCGCAAGGCTGAACCAATAGCGTTGATTGCCTGTTCAGGTGATGTGTTATTGAATGAAGCAAGGTCTGAAGATAGTTTGACGAAATCTATTGAAAACTTGGAAAGGTCTTGACCTGATAATCCAGCAGCCTTGCCAAATGTGGCAAACGTCGCCGCTGCGTCCAACGCCTGTTGTTTGGTCTGACCCAGTGAACCCGCTGCGCCTTCTGCAAACTTTTCAATTTCTTTTGCAGTGTCGCCAAATAGGACACCAACCTTTGAAACGGTTTCGGATAAGTCCGACGCCGCCTTGACCGCTTCAACGCCAATTTTGACGGCAAACGCGCCCGCTGCGACTGTGGCAGCTGCTAAGGCTGCGCCCGCAACCTTGCCCGCCTTTGTCATTTTGTCGCCGAAGGTTTCAACGTCCTTTGTGGCTGACTTCAGCGATTTGTTGAGATTGTCAACGTCGCCAAGTATGGAAAGTTTAAGGGTGCGACTACCAGCCATTAATCGTATTTCCTAACTATCGTTGAAAATGCTTCTTCCCATTTTTTTATGATCTCAGGTTGTGCAGCTCTCAATGTTGGATAGATAAACCAACCACGTGTGCCGCGACCTTCGCGCCCTGACCACACTGGGAATTGCTTATAGCGATTCGATCCAAATTCGTAACCGCCCCAAACTTGTTGGGTTGTGCCGCCCCCGCTTAATTTTTGACGTGCAAAACCGTAAGAAATTTCACCAATTTTTGATGATTTGGAAACGGTTGCGCCGCTAGCAATAATCGAAGCAACACGGTTGTTTGCTGATCCAGCTGTGCCAATAACTTTTTGCTTGACGTATTCTGCAAGCTCAGATGTTCTTTCTTTTGCTTGCTTTGTAGCTTCCTCGTCCATTGCCTTGAATGACTTTACAATGGCACGCAATTCAGCCTTGTCGTAGCTGATTGCTTCCTTAGCCATTTGCTCGCCTCTCCAAAATCTCAATGACCGTCAAAATGTCTTCGGCGGTTTCAAATACGTCTGGTGGTAGCCCCGTGGCTAAGGCTACCTCCCAGACGATCCGACTTAGGCTTCCGACTGGGTAGCTTTTGGGTTTGCTTCACCAACGATCACTTCGGAAATAGTTTCCGTCCAAATGTCAATTGGCTTGACTGGCTTGCCAGCAGCTTCGCGCTTCATGGCGTTGTATGCCAAAAAGACTAAATCGGAAATGCCGATTTTTTCCTGCGCCTGTGCAATGGTGTTGCCAGTGTGCTTTTCCCATTTAACCCACTCAGGCGGCGCAGCCACGTAAGTGATCTGCGTGCCGTCGTTGTATTCAATTGTTATTGGTAACTTCATTTTTCCTCCCGATTGTTTATTAAGCGAAGTTTTCGGCTGGTGTGCCAATCACTGTGAATGACAACGATACTGTCTGTGCGTCAGGTGCGGTGCCTCCCACGCTTGGAAATGCTGGCAAAATCTGGAATGTGAATGTCGCACCGCTCGCAGCTGTCATAAC